GTCATACTGATCGTTATAGCCATAGAGCCATGAACGAATCTTGTTCTTCTTGGTTATTACAGCTAGTGGTATATGATCTTTTACCACAGTGTATAGGCTATTATTTTGATTTTCTTTCCGCAAATCCTTGTTTTGAGTCTACTTTACTAATTCCTTTATCTAAAAACTCTAAGCTTTCTCTTTCTGATTCTATTCTGTTAAGAATCTCGAATGCATCAAATATAGCTAATTTTTTTGTTGCAGCAGCATTTTTTAATTTATCTGCTGACAGATCGTCATCTGTATTGATAATCCGTTCCTCAGCTACTTTTATAAGCTCCTCTACAGCCTTATGACCTGCCGCTATTATCTTCAACTTCGTCTCTCTAGTACTCATTGATTATTAGTTTAGCTTTAATGTTACAAAATGATCGTACATCCTATATAGCTTTTCACCATCAATGTCAAATTCGTACTCGCCATTCGGGGCGAAGCACACGGTATCACCTTCGTTGACACCCTTGCTTTTAAGATATTCGTTGGGGTACATCATAATACCCATCAACGGTTCTAAAGAGAATGGCTTTTTGATGTAGCTCTCTGTTGCCGGTATTGGCTTTATAAAACAATACCTGTCATAAGCATTCCACTTGCCATCACTCTTATATAAAAAGAACTGCTCTTCATCTATTAAGAATAGGTCATCTTTTAAAAAGCTCTTACCGCTTCTACGTTTACCTCTTACGTCATTGTAAAACTTAAACGCATTGTGGTGTACTATTAAAGTATCCCCGTTCTTTATTGGTCCGTTATAACCTAGCGGTGTCTCTATAACTTCAGCATAGCGATTCGAGAACTTAGCCTCTACCTCTGACGTATTGACAATAAAGTCTATACCAGCTATGTTTTTAATGTTGTTATATCTACTCCCATTCATAGGTTTAACTATAAACTGAGTTGGTGATTTCATTAAAAATCTATATTAAATTCGATTGAAATTGGAATTGTTTGATTTAATTCTTTCCAAAGGACTATCTCGCCCTTCTTGTTTATTATGTATATCTTGATAGAAAATGTATCAGGGTCTCTCTTTATAAGGTGGATAGCATTACTATCGTTGAGCACTTTCTGACCAACGATATAATGTATTGCCCCATTCTTATAGTCAGGACCGACTGATATCTTTCTTATATCCATTACCCAACATTAAATATAGAAACATTTACAGATGGCGATAGAGGTCTTGTTGGACTCGTTCCTGCGGCAGTCGCAAGAAGTTTCATTCCAGTAGCCTGTGACCACCAATAAAACTTAAGATATTGCCCTGCGGTTAACGCTATCGTATCTGTTATAACAGCTAATGTTTGATCGTTTTGTGCTCCTGTTGTAGTAAAAGTAAATGCAGAGTTAGGGACAATTACATCATTTACAGTATACCATACGGTTACATTATAATTCGATGCTCCTCCTGTAAATGTAAGCTGCATACTAGCACTAAAAAAGTATGTACCGTCATTAGTTACATTTATTCTGTCATTAGGACCTAATGTAAATCCATTTGCATTCTGTGTTGAATTGATTGCAACCTGATTAGCTACAGTAGCACCACCATTATTTTGTGTAGTAGTATCAAAAAATGTTGCAGAATACAAAGCTGTAGGATTTACCCATGTTGCAGGAGATCCTGCTCCTTGACTTGTCAATATCTGACCTGACGTGCCTGTACTGCCATTTGTTCTGATAGCCTTAGAGAACTCTATTCTATTATTAGCATCATCAACTAATACATAAGTGCCATTAACATTTGATATAACATCACCTAGATAGTACTTGCCATTTGCAAACTCTAACTGCAATCCGGGTGCTGTAACTAAATTGTCTACAATATAAAAAATGTTTCCATAAGCAGATACCGTATTTATCTCTGCGTTATTTGAAACTGTAAGCCTTGTGCTAGTAAGTCCATAAGCACCTAAGTCAACATCTCCTGTTGCTCCAGTATAAGGAACGTAGTTACTTAAATTAGCCAATGCAATAATATCACTAATAGTGAAATTTTTAGTACTGTCCATGTCATTCACGTCAGTTCCAATTAACATATCACTTAGCGATGGTGCTACAGATGCATAGGTACTTATCTTTGCCATTATTATGTTTTTTTAGTTACTTCTCCTGTTTGTAAGTTTATCACTGAGTCTTGACCATATTTATTGATTAACAATCTCTCATAGTCATAGAACTCTTGACGCATAGCGTTTATCTGATTTAAAATACTCTGCTTGTTTAATTCTAACTCTCCTAATGCCATTTTAGCCTTAGCAAAGTCAGCATTCATAGCCTGTATTCTCTCTAATTCTTCCTGTAAAACGTAATTTTTTAAGCCTTCCATTTGATTAAAATTTGATTAAGTTACAAATATAAAATTTAATATCAATATATTTTACCCTCCGCTAAAAATTTATCAGCCCAAACATTTACCTGCTCCACATAAAACTCTCCATCGTCATTTATATTAACTATTGCAAAGCCATTTGCCCAGGTTTCACGTTGTAGTCTTTGCATATAATTAAACCCCTTACTCTTTATATCGTATAGCCCACCTATGTTAAATGCTGCCTTATTACCATTGTGAAAACATTGCACTCTATGAGTATGTCCAAACATTACTGAATGTTGAGTTTTATCAAGATGAGTCTTTGCAGCGTTCACGCTAGTATATATTCCATGTATAACGTCTAAGTGGTCACCTAAAGTAAAATAGTCAGACATCCAATCAGTCTTTACTTCCCAACCTTTTTCATGCAAATATAAAGCCTCTACTGGATTCAATAACGCACCACCATACTTAGCGTTGTCCTTCTCTTTGATATGCCTGAAGTATCTATCCTCATGGTTACCAAATAAGAAATACTTTTTACAATCTTTGCGTAGTGCCTTGTTGAGGTCATCCATTCCCTCTAAGCCATCAATATATTCGTCCTGTAGTGTAAGACCTGATAGGTTAGCTAAAGACTCTGTATTATAACTGCCAAGGGTGTATAAATCTAAATAGTCACCAGCCAAAACAATACCGTAAAGCGAACTACCTAAGTCTTTAATAAGTTGAAGTAGCTTAGACCAAAGTACTTTGTTATGAAATGGTCTATGTACATCTGAGACAACTAACCACTTTTCTAACTTCTTTTTTTTATGAGTTTGATTTTCGCCTCTTATAGATTCAATAGCGTCCTGATACTGTAATAATTCAGCGTCAGTATTGTACAATATTCTTGGTCTAAAAAATCTCATTTAAATACCAATATTAGTGAAGTAATAACCGTTGCCGATATTGCCCCCCAGCCTATACCGTTCCAAAGTTTTGTTTTCCTTAGTTGTTTTTTAAGATCCTTTTGCAGTATCTTGTTTAAATTGTAAGACTTATTGTAAGACTCAGCAAGCTCATCGCAGTATAGTATTTGTTTGTTTAAATTTACTATCAAATCGTCATTTACAGCAATTATTTTCTTATAATCATACATAACTGTAACCGCACTGTCTAAAGTCGCTGTACAGTCAAAATACGCAGCCTTAAAGTGTTTTAAGCTATCAAACTTATTTACCAAGTAACCTGCGTAAGCTTTATTAAAAACGAAGACAGTATCATTGTCAACTATCTTAATGTCAATCTTCGGATTATTTTGGCTGTAGCTCTTTAAGCAAAGAAAAATAACTACTGTCGTTAACATTACGAGTCGGTACATCTTTTTTATTTTTTATTTCTTGTATGCTTATTGATAATTTCTTTTCTTTAACATCAATATAATTTTTTAGGCTGTCAATAACATTATCAATCTTTATACTTTCATATTTAAGACTATCAAGTTTACGCTGTATATTTTTGATGTTTTCAATCTCTTTGTTCTGTAATTTATTTATAAATCTATTAGTCAAGTTCTGCTCACTTACAAAATAGATAAGCATCGCTATAATAACTATTGCAAAGCATAGGTATAAATAAAAGTTTTTCATTATGCTAATCTAGTTTTTAACGTTTCAATCATTACCTTTACTAATTCATCCCTGAATGTAGGATTGATCAATAAGTCAGCATTATTTGCACTGTCAAAGAAACCAAGTTCTAACAAAATAGCTGGCATCTTAGTAGCTGTAGTAATATGAAGTGGATTATCAAGCACTAAAGAAGCTCTTCTTTTGCTACCATACTTGTCAAATACCTTCTCTAAGTTCTGAGTAACGGATAGTGCCAGGTTAGCTGTCTCTGTGCCTAACTTATAAACGAATGAGCAAACACCCTCAGCTCCTGTCTGTGGTGCTGTGCCTACTCCGGCAGCATTAGCATGGAACGATAGGAATAGTGACCTTGTTCCAAACTTTTGGTTCATGGCGTTTGCTGTATCTGTTCTATCTGATAAGCTATTGTCCTGCCATGGATGGTAAACAGGCACACAATGGAATCCTGCCTTCTTTGCTTCCTCGATAAACTTTTTTGCTATCTGTCTATTGAAGTGTCCCTCATAGAACCAACCGTTATTATGGTATGCCTTACCGTTAGTGTGTAAGGTTTTCTTACCTATCTTCTCAGGAGTAAGGTATTCTTTTGTCATAGGGTCCAAGCCACCATGCCCTGCGTCAATATAAAGAACTGTCTGTTTCATTTATCTTCGTTTAATTTATCTTCGTTTGTGTTTTTAATATCATTCTTGATATGATTAAACTTTCTCAACATATCTCTAAACTTTTCATACAAAGTATAACCATTTATAGACTTGTAGCTTTCCTCGATACTCAAATACTCTATATAAATAAACACCAATGTCATTAGTCTTGAGAATAAAAGTTCTATTCCAAATATTGGCATTAAAAGATAATTAATCAAGAACTTATCTGTCATGTAAAGTAATATAATTAAAGAAACATATGTTATAAGCTTATTTATCAATCCAACTCTAAGCTTCCTTGATGTCCAAGAGCCCTTATTCTTTTTAACTCTAATGTAGGCATATCTTGTGTCTAGTAACACAAATCCAATAACAGTTATTATAACACCTGCTACTGGAGCTAAAAATGCAATCACTGATGCTAGGAACATATTCAGTGCGTTCAATACTTGGGGATTTATACTTTTCATTTACTAATTTTCTTTTGGTATATATTCAATTAACGGGGTATCTTTTACCCACAAAAACTCAGGGTTAACACATTGATCTACCTCTTCAACCGAAATAACCCAGTCGTCATTTGCGTCTTGTATAGGATTAAAATAACTGTCAGGGTCATACATTTGACCAATTAAAATATCTTTTTCCTCGATTGTTAATAAGTGTACATATATCATACTTGTCTTCCTAATGCTGTTTGAAATGCTTGTACTGCTGTGTAATAATTAGCCGCCTCAGTATCATTAAACGCCTCGCCAGTAGATGACAATGCAAAGTTTACTGCTAAGTAAGCACCCATTGTATTGGTTGCCCCTTTCTGTCCTAATACTGGAATTGTAGCTGTAGATCTTGCAACTGACACTGTTGTAGCAGTCTGAGTAACCGCACCATTTCTATATAACTTTCTTGCGTTTGACGCTGTTCTTGATGCTATCCAAAAACCACTTGAGTCAGTAACTGAACTCACAACGCTACCAGTATTATCATTAACTGAGTATATACTTTGATTAGATGCGTTTCTTGGTACTATCCTTAATGAAGCATTTAACGCTCCATCCTGGATCCCCATAGGAGCATTAGCGTTTTGAATATTTGTTCTGCTATAAAATGCAATATGAGTATTATTTTGAATTAGATTAGTGCTTGGTTGTAGATACGTTTCACCATAACCATTAGTGCCATTACCAGTAACGCCATTAGCGTTATGCGTAACACCACCATTCCATACAATTCTATAAGCTGCATTTGTATCTAGTGGATTTACAGCGTTCCATTTATGAGTACTTGACGTTCCACCAACATATAGATGCAGTGCGTACATCTTATTATATATACTGTATCCCTTTAAGGATACAAATAATTGATTAACGGCATTAACTATTGTATTGTCAGTAATTGACGCAGCCGTTAAAAACGCATTTGCATCAGCATCTAATATCGTAAGTGAATTACTTGTAGCGTTCGCTGAACCCGCTACATTTGTTGCCGTAACAGTACAGGTGATTGCAAATGTTGCATCTGCTTGTACTAGAGTATATGTTGATGACGTAGCACTTGAGATATTGCTACCATTTCTTTTCCACTGATAAGTGTATGTTATTGTTGGGGTTCCTGTCCACGTTCCATTGGTAGTTGTAAGTACCTGACCAACCACATTTGATCCACTTATTACAGGTGCTACAGTATTTACAGGTGCTGTAGCTGTAGCTACTACTGAGTTACTAGGTACTGTTCCGCTTCCTGCAATATTACTTGCCGTTACGTTACAGGTAATTGTATCACCATAGTCACCGCTAACTAATACATAAGAGTTGTTTGTCTCACCAATTATATCACTACCATTGTTCTGCCATTGGTATGTAAAAGTAATTGGGACAGTACCACTCCATGTTCCATCTGAACATGAGAGCGTCTGCCCTATTGTTGGTGTACCTGACAATGCAGGTGCAACAAGATTCATTGGTGAGGACGGTGGTGGTGGAGCTGATCCACTACCACCTACCTTAGAGGTCATTGTATTAGTTATCGTTACTGTTATCATCTACCAAAGTGCTACAATGTCTTGTGCTGATGTTGTTACTGTACCTGTTGGAAAAGTATATGATGCCCATACTTTTAAAACCTGAACAGGGATGAATGATCCGTCTTGAATATTTCTAAATACAACTGTATTATGACTTGTTGTCGTTACCACTAAGTCACCTGCGCTTCCAACATAAAGTACACAGCCTGTGTTCTGTCCACCCGCCTGTGTGCTTGACTGATAGATGACATAAGTATCGCTTGTACTTATAAATATATCAGCATTTAACAACAAAACAGTTGGTGTTGCGGCGGATGGATTAGCTGCAACAACTGCAGCGTATCCTGCACTTGAGTAAACAATGTCACCTGCGTATACATTCAATGCAAAAAAGTCCTTAGTTGAGTCAACTAATTGATTAGTTACAAGAGTTGTTACTGTGCCCGTTGTGTTTTCCGCAGGGAATGGAATCTCAGCTTCATTTGAAATAATAACATTCAATGCATTACCGGGTTGTATTCTTACGTTTGCCATTATTTATTATTTATTATCGTATGGAAATATTCTATTCAATGTATCTTTTCTTTTATCGCAACCACAGTCCTTGCCTGTAGCCTTTGACACTGTGTCAACTACCTTCTTGATACCGGTAGCTTTTGTGATCTTCTCAATTGTATCACCTAGTCCTTTGCTTTTATTCTGACTCATAATTATTTTTTCTTTTTACCAGCAACAGCCATTTTCTGAAATTTGTCCTTACCGTATTTATTACGACCAATAGCAGCAGTAATAGCGTCAGCACTCTTTTTACTAACACCCTGTTTCTTCTGTATCTTTTCACTTAACTTAGAAAATTTGCTCATATATTTAAACTTTTGTCACTCTATTTCCCATGCCAACCCTTGACTTCTCTGACTTCTTTGCAGCCAACTTTGATGGGCTTATCTCAGAAACAGTCTTAGGTGTTTTTGATGAAACCTTATTCGTAGGTCTACAGTACTCATTACTACCGCCTGCCCCACATGGTTTCTTTGTTCTTGTATCTGTCCACTTCTCCTTCTCCCATCTCTTTAAACTTGTACCCTCCTCACTCTTTCTTACATTACCTGATGCTTTTCTACACTTTGCTATAGCCTGTGATGCCCTCGCTGAAGGAAACACATCGTACTGAGCCTTAACTTTTTTATAGCAACTGTCTTTCATTAGTATTTACCTTGTCTACCTTTAGGATTACTTGCAGTGCTGCCACCAGGACCAGCCCATAGCTTCTTGCAAGCCCAATATCTTGGTGTTAATTTATCGTTTGCCGTGTCACATCCGTGTCTTGCCTTAAAACTTTTTCTAGCCGCAGCTGAATAGTTATGCCCGTAACCCTTTGCCCCGAAGTGGAGGAGTTTTTCCTCCCCCCCGGAACACGCTTTTACCATCATTTTTTTACCGGGTCTGTCTGATGATACAGGTCGGTTACATTTCATTGATGATTTGTTAGCCATCACTTCTTGTATTTTAAGCTAGTGTAGTTTCCGCAGGTTACACCGTCCCATTTAGGCTGTTCAACTACAACCTCTTCTACGGTTTTAACTACAGTGTCAACCACAGTCTCCTCGACTACGGTCTCCTCTACAATAACGTCAATTTTCTTTTCCTTAGCCATGATCTTATTAGTTTTTATTAGTAACCTTTCTTAGCAGGCATAGCTTTCTTAGAAGCACCTGTCATCATTTTCTTAGTAGCATCTTTCTTCATTCCTTTTTTCATTACAGAAGAAGTCTTGTCGCTACCACCAGGCATTTGCATTCTTGAAGATGCAGGAAGGTTTGGGGTTGAAGCTGTCTTTTTCATTTTTATAATTTTTTATAGTTAATAATCAATTCCTCTTTTCTTAAATTGCATACCTAAATTACCCTCAAGTTTACCTAATCCCTGTATTCTAGGTGTATTTGCAGCACTTTTTCTACGACCTACCATCTGCTTTAGCTTTGCATTCTCAGACTGTAAGTCTCTAACCATTTTGATTTGGTCATTCTTAAATGTTATATCATTAAGCCTTTGATTAAGATCAATTCTTGAAGGTTTTTCTTCCTCTTTTTCCTCTACCTTCTTAGTTTCTTTAGCCATAATAATTTAATTTTTGCTTTAAAGTTCAAATATAAAAATAAATCTTGATTATATTTGTAAATATAAAAATTAAATTTAATCAAATGACAAAGATTCCAAGAGATTACCTTAAATATTGGAAGGTAATAAGACAATATTACAAGACAAAATACAACATAACACAGTCAGACTTTGATATGTTGTTATTTTTATACTCCGAGGACTACTTCACTAGGGATACGTTCAAAGAATTTGCTAGACTTGTGTCATGGGAGAAGGAGAGATTCAACAGATTGATGAAGGAAGGATGGATTTACAAGTTCAGAAGCCACTCAAGGAACTCAAAAGCCCTCTATCACATGACGGACAAAGGGCGTAATATCATTAAGGACGTATATAGAAAGCTTAATGGGGAAGAAATACCCACCAGCCTAGCTCAAAATCCTATGTTTTTAAAGAATGTAAAGTATACTGACAAGGTATACCGCAATATGATCATGGAGATGAACGAATTTACTCGACAACAACGACATCGTTCTCCCGAATGATCGTGTATTGAGTCTCCCCTATGATCATTACGAAGGAATAACCCTTATCGTAGTAGACTTTATCGCCCTCTTTGATGTTTGTAACGTCAGTTCCTGGCATTACTACAAGACCCTTCTTGTATCTGAACTGATTTGCATCCTCTCCGGATAGGATGATGCCTGAATCTGTCTTAATTTCTTCGTCAATTGACGTAATTACAATGTACTTACCTATTGGTTTCATTTTATTAGATTTAATTGTTAAAATTATTACTTTTTCTCGTAAAGAAAGAAGGTTACACCCCCAATTTCTTTATAAATTTTGAATTTTAGGAACCAATCCCTTACACTTGGGG